CTGAGCGCTGCGGCGATAGGGGGACTTCAGGCTGTAGTAGAGATCGAAGATCTCATCGAAGGTCACAAGGTCCTCACCCTTCGCCGTCACACCCAGCTCCGCGCCGCCGACATCCGCCAGGATGCCCAGGGGCTTCTTATCACCATCGCCGGTGAAGAAGGCACGCTCCTCGGCGTTACCCATGCACACACCGAAGCGGGAAGCGATATAGCTCGCCAGGTCGAAGGCGGAATCGTGCAGGAGCTCGTTGCTGATCTTGATCATCGTGCCCAGCTTGTAAGCGGACAGCGTGGTCTGACCGAACTTGGTGTTGGTCTCCGGGATCTCCTCGCCCTCATCGATCCACTGCGCTTCCATGGTGTCGTTAGCGATGGGGATCTTGCGGGTACCGGAGTTGGTGCGGATGACGGTCGCCAGCTGACGGAAGATGTTATTCTCCTCCAGCGCCTGGATCAGCTTGCGCTCGAATTCGTCAGGCACGGTATAACCGCCCTCGGTGTCCTCGCCCACGGACAGGGCATTGCGTACAGCGAACTGGTCGCCCTGGTTGCGGATCATATTCCAGAACGCGCCGGAATACTCCTCAGTCGCGGTCGGAGCCACATTCTCCGTCTTCTTCGCCATGGGCTTATTGGTGACGGGATGCGTGGTGGGCTGGGACAGCTGGGCATCGAAGGCTGCCTGCTGCTCCAGACGCTCGA